TAAGTGTGTATTGATTGCGAAAACTCCTGGTAAAATCTGCCAGTCACTACTTTTGTTCCCCATTTCCCTTGTGTGTACACTGTGTAATAATAAGGATTTGTTCTCTTTAAGTCTTCCAGCATTGCCCTGTATTGGTCGGGAAGATGTGGATTATCTTCATGGGTAGAGTGATGCACTATGTATGGTAGCTCTATCTGGTTGCCGTTCATCTCTACGGTTACAACATCTTCAAAGCTTAATTCCCCTTCGCTATAATGCTTATCAAAGAATCGTTTATAAAACCAGTTTTCCTTATAGTCGCCCTCACATTCTGGATTAATGCTAAATATCTCCTGTAGCAAATCAGCTTTTAAAGTTCTTATTGAAGTTGTTATTGTGATAAAATCGGCCTCGTCTGGAATGTCCTCCTCCCACCAAACACATGTAGGGTCTTTTATAGATTTGATGCTGCTGGTATCATCTAGGCCAGCACCAACAAAGAAATTGCCGTTTATGCACTCTATCCTTGGCGTGGGTGTTGAGGCAAATCTAAAATAATCCCTTAGCCCCATTTCATCAATAAGGTCTTTGATGTTCTGATAGCATGAACCTTTTACTTTGGCCTGAACCTTCCTAATCATTATGCACCTAAAATGATTATGTGCAAGGCAATTATAAATCATTTGTTTTGCTGCGTAGTCTGATTTAGAAGAACCACGCCCTCCGTATGTTATTACATATCTGTGGGTCTTCTTATGTAGTGGCTTGAATTTCTTATTAACAATATTCCAATCCCAGTTTATGTCCATTAATCCTCATTGAATGGCTTTACCGTTATGCTTTTTGTTTCTACTTCTTTCTTATCAGTTAGCCCCAAATCCCTAGCTATAATGTTGGGATTAAGCAAGTCTGCGGCCGCTCCTGTGAACTTTTGATTTCTAATAATAGAGTCGACTTCCTTTGTGATATGGATAAAATCTTTGTTTTCACGGTATTTTATCCATGTTGTTATGTCGACACCAATAAACAAGCAAAGCCCTCCTATTGTCATTGCTCGCATCTTATTAACCTCTGTTTTTACCCATTGCCCCTGGTACTGGGCTGCTCGTTGTTCCTTCAGTGGGTTATCTTCTACCCATTGGAAATACTGCTCACAAGCGTCCATTAATTTTTCTGGGTCGCTATATATTGGCTTCCTGCCGTGTGAGCTTCTGGCCTTCCAAAACTGATTTCCTTTTGTCGCTGGCATACCCAAAGATAGTTAATTTTTATTTAATGGTAGCGGCATTAAATAGTTCCCATTATCCGCCAATAAATGGTATTACGCTTATCCATGTGTTATAGGTCATCTATTAACCTTTTCAATTCAATGTATGCGTGTGCGTATGCTTCTTGTTTCCCCTGTTTGTATCTTCGCTCCTCTATCTCCATAGGTAGTGGGATTGTGCTATCTGATTCATCTTTGAATTTATCAGCTAAAATAGAAAGACGACCTATAACAACAGGTAAATCTAATTCAGGCTGCATCTTAGCCTCTTGCATTTTCTCGTATAATCTTGCTTTAAACTTGCTCATAATATTTTTCTTTAAATCCTGAACTATATTTACCCAAACCATTAGGCATCATAGTATATTTTCTTAAGTCCAGATAAGTATATTTTCCTATCCAAATTCATTTGGTCATGCCACACAAGTTTGTCAAGAGACTCATACTTTTCATTTACATAATCATCAGCCATATCTTCCAAGTCCATTTTTGAAAAACGTTGCCTAACATCAGCTAAAACGATATTTTTATTTACTTGATTCTCAAGTTCTGAAATATACTTAAGTACACTTATTGGCACTTGTTTATAATCCTCTTCTACGTTTATCGCTCCACCAAGTTTTACTATTATGTTAGCTCTTGCCTTCTTGCTAACTTCTGTCATTCTAAATACTTCTATTAAACTTTTCATCTTATTTTTTTAAAATTATTAGTCAATATCCCGTTTTTCTTTTTCTTGCCTCTTAACATCTCCAACCAATAGCCATACGACTATTAGCATTGCAAGCACTGTTATTATAATTTCCATAGATTAAACATTATAGGTCAGAATCAAAAACAGCCTCTATATCTTTCCACTCTTGTTCACCATTAGAGCATTGCCACATTTGCTGCAAGACCTTATCTTCTTTTTGTCCTACACACCCAATAATTCCGTCACCGAAGTCTTCCTTTATCGGTGTAATCCTTATTATCCATCTTAAATAATTCGTAACAGTCCAATATCCTACCATATTCTTTTATTTATTCTTGTTTTTCGGCACAACAAGAGCGTGAATTATTACCGTTGTGATAGCGGACAGAATCAACGCCAATGTTATGTAAGTTAATATATCAACAAAATGTATCATGATTTTAGTTAGTTATCCAATTTACTCTTCCGTATGTCTCGGCTTCTCTCTTTTTAGGCCACGCATGAAAATAGAATGATCCTATAAGCCACCAATTACCGTTATTAATTTCTGCCTTTATACATGCCTTAATTGCTTTTTTAACTACCTTTTTTCTCTTCCTTGGCATCCTTGGCATCCTTCCAAATATTGATCGAGCCTCCATTTCTATTATATCCATTTCTATTTATATAGATTCAATTATAAAGTCAATATTCTCCGCTTTAGGAGTAAGATAATATTGTTCTTTAGAGACCAATACTACTTCTCCAATTTTGCACTTTACACCATACGGTTTTCCGAGATGGTAAAAGTTTACGCCCTCGTGTGCTATTGTCAGCCTATGCGGCACGCCTGTTTTTCTTAGGCTTACTGTTTTTCCTTTGTTTTCTTCCGTAAAATATCCTTTTTGCTTTCCCATGTTTGTTTTATTTAATTTGTTCCCATTATCTGCCAATAAACGGTATTACTATTATCCATGTGTTGGCAGTAATTAAGATCGGTATTTCTCAATAAGCCTGTTAAATTCATTATTATCTATTTCTTTAAAGTGATTTGGTATTCCGTTTTTAGGCATGTCTATAATTCTAATAGATGGGTTGTGTAAATCAATTCTCATAATTTTGTTTAATTTAAAGTTGACTAATAGTATTAAATTAAGTTCCTCAACTCCAAATTCAGTCCCGTGATAAAGAGTACAACTACTGCCAACATCATGTATAGTGCATGGCTTAGTTTCGTTTTCTTTATTAAGGTTATCCATTATTTAAGTTTTTCTGTTAAAATTTAATTAGTAGTTATTTAATGCCACGACACCATACACAAGATGCGTTGTATGCCATTAGGGCATTGATTTAATTTCTGCTTTAATGTCGCTCCATTTTTTCCATTTAGGGTTTAGGTTTCCTGTATACATCGGTATTTCTTGCAACATTAGTTCTACTTGCTCAATCGCTCTTGTTTTAGCATACTCCCACATTTCATCATTTGAAACACCGCATCGCAAATGCCCTAACGGTTGGTAAATCTTGTTTACTATGCTTTTAGCTAATATTTTGTACGTTTTTTGTTCTTCTATTGCTTCCATAATTCACACACAACACCATGTATAATGCCATGCAATTAAAGTTTGTAGCCGTTAGTTAGTATTTTGGGTATGCACGGCATATACACACGCCCATTAGGGTGCATTCGCATAATCAATTAATTTGTTGTTTAATTTTTCTGCTAATTCTATTATTATCTGATACACTTGCCTGTGATCTGTCTCGTTATTAATTAACTTGTATGAATTTAGCACCATGCGAATGAAGTTTTGTACATCCTCACGCTCGCTAACATCAACGAAACCTAAATTTTTAACAGTTTGCCACTGAAATCCGCATTTTAAACAAGTCTCTTTATCGTACCCATTATGAATTGTCACTTTATTATCAAAGCAATTAGGGCAAATCGTCTTTCGTTCCTCAATATTGCTATCATCAACTAAACCTAAATTTTTAACTTGATTTCCTACTTGAATTTGCTCTATACTATATCTGCCAGCTTGTAGCGTCATTTCACCTTCTATCTTAAAGGTCATTGTGTCTTCTTTAAAATCACCTGTTACTAACTGTCCTGTGTATTTCATTTCGTTTGTATTTAATCGTTAAAAATCAGTGCATAGCCTTAATAGGTCTTTTGCTTTTCTGGTGGCAGAATTCTTTCTGTTAAAGGCTTTAGCTTTATCGCCTTTTTTGTTTTAAGCTCCCCAAAATCGTAAGATTTAGAGTCCAATAGTTGTACTTTGTTCATGATTTTATGATTTTATATTTTGCTATTCCGTTATTATTTAAGAGTTCTAAAAGGCTGTTGATATTACATTTCTGCAATGCTTTTGAAGACATTCTTACCAACTCCGATACATTTATATCTTCTGGAATGTCTTCTTTCGTGTCTGGCAATCCGTGCATTTTTCGCAATCTCCTTTTCTCTTGGTGCGCTTGATGCCTTAGAAACGATACCATTTCTTGTACCCTTGCCGTGCTTCTTGATTTAGCGTGTTTGCTTTCGATCTCTAACGTTAATGTTTTATTCATGATGGTTTTGGTTAGTTAATTATCTTAAATCAGCCCTTTTAATAGATGTATTAATCAGGCCAAACTTTTCGCTTTTTCGTTTTCCTATGATTGGATAAGCGTAATTGTTGTTAGTATTAATGGCGTATGCATTGCCGTTTTTGTCTGTGAATGTTGCCAGTGTATAATGTGGCCTCAACAAAACTGATTCATCTATGCTTGAATTGGAAATATACGGGCGATTTTCGTTTGTAGGTGTCATAATCTTTTAGTTTGTGTTTGTTTTTAAAATTCTCTTGCTAATCTTCTGCACTCTTTAATATCTGCTTGGAAGGCTAAATGCTCGGCTTTTGATAATTTACCAGTACTTTTCTTGTAATTCTTTGCTTTTGGCATTTTGTCGATTTCTACGATCTCTACTGTAGAGGTTTGAAACATTTTACATTTTCCTCTTGAATCTTCACATATTGTAAAATCTCCTTTTTCTCCTGTTACTTTGTATGTTTTGTTATTTTCTATTATCGCTTTCATCGTGGTATCCTTTAGTTTGCTATTGTTTTACTAAGGTAGTACACTTACTTTACTTACGCAAGCTATTTCTTATTTATTTTCATATAATCGTCAATTATTTGTTTTGCCATCTCTTTACCTATAGCAAAATAAGTGGCGTATCCCTTATGCTTTAACCTGTCTAACATTATTGCTTGCTCATATAAATGCTCGTTTTTTTTAAGTCCCCCGTCTTTTTTAAATATATTTTCGTTAGTTCTTTTGATCTCCAGGAATAAGCCCGAATAATCGCCCCTGGGCTCTAATATTAGAAGGTCTGGAATCCCTCGCCCTGACTTTAGTTTTGAGAATTTAACCGACAACCCTATAGGCATTCTAACGCCCGAAGCGTCAGAGGTAAATATAACATCAGGATATTTGGCTTTGATGTAATTGCAAATTTGCAAATGTTCGGATTCTTCTTTTTTCATAAGCTACTAAAATGTGAAAGTTTAAAAATACTGCTCAATCTCGTTTTTTATGTCCTCTTTATCTGCCCCTATTTCTTCACATGCCACATTTATAATTTTATCATAAAGCCTTGAAAATTCTATTTCGTCCATCTTAGAAAATGATATGCTTTTTGGATAGTAAAATGCTCCTTTTGGCGTGTCGGTTCTTGTATATTCGCCAGCCTTTATTAAGAAATAGCCCCTAAACGCCTCAAACTCATTATCTTTAAAATGGTCTTGATTTTGAAAAACCAAATTTAACAAAGCAAAAAACTTCCTATGAAATAAAACATTCCTCTTTTTCTTTATCTCTATTTCGTAAGTCTCGCCCATCTTTAATTTAGCACTCCTAATGCCGTCATGATCGCTATTGTATAATGGCTTTAAATATGTTCCCGTCCATGTTACTAAAGCTTTCATTTCTTAACGAATATAAATTTATTTTTAATCATTACTTTAAAATATCTCATATATCTAGCCATGCTGTTTTTGCATTTAAAGGGCGTGTAATCGACTTTAGACTTGACGTAAGTAAATGCGTCGACTTCATTGATAACGTAGTATTCTAGGCCGTGCACAATGTCTTTCATGAGCAACGGCCTATAGTTGTCGCTGTCGTCTTCCGTGCCTTGCTTATCTTGCGCATTGTGCGCTTTAACTTTAATTTTCATTTGTTCCCATTATCCGCCAATAAACGGTATTACTATTATCCATGTGTTACCCCCCATTAGGTCTAAAGTCACCATTTTTCACTTTCCTACTTAGTTCTATAAATGAAGATGGCCTAATTTTAAGAAACTTTCTAAATGTGTCCAGTTCTTTTTTTTCATGTTCGCCTAAGTAATAACAGTTAGGTTCATTAATTGGTAGGGTTTTTAGTTCTTGTAAATCTTCTCTAAAATATATATGTTGTTTCATTTTAATAAATTAACGGTGGGTAACAAAGGCTAAAAAGCATTGCCAACCAAGTTTAGTAATAAATTGAAGCGTTCATTTCTTAGGCTACGCTTCTTAGCCAAATCATTAGGCGCAATTAATACGCTGTTCTATTCCGTATTTATGCAGCCTTGTGCCATAGCAATAAATGAATCGGTAAACGTCTTGCATTAATTCCCCAAACCCTACCTTAAATTTCATTCTGCCAGCAATAGTATCTACTTCAATAGCTTCGTTAACTACCTCAGTTTTCAAACCCATCATTAGATTAATTTCTTCCGCTACTGTTTCTAAATAGTCTAGTTGTCTTTCTTTATAATTCATAGTTTATATATTTAACTGCGCTTAACCCTCATTGCCCAAATCAAAGTTGTTGCGCTCATGATATTGACATTTTTCTTTATCGTAATATAATATTTCTTCCCCTGGCTGACCCATAAGCCTTTGTTTTTTCATCTTCCAAACCTTTATTATTACCTCTGGATTTGTTGAGTCAAACATGTCTCTATCTACAGAGAATATACAATCGCACTTGTTCCACCACATCGATCCGCCATACATCCTGGAGGGCGACGGCTCAGGCCTTGAATCCAAATTATCTGCTGCCTTTGGGTGTTCTGCAACTACTAGCGAAGATTGAGAATTAACAGCAAACAACTTAAATTCTGTCAATGCCATTTTTAAGTACTCTGATACCATATTTTGGCTTGTGCCCTCTACCAACGAATTAAACGGGTCGATTAAGAATATTTTATGGTCTTTCTTGTCGTTCAGAACATTGAATGCATTCAGCACATCATTAACACATGGCGTTTTATCAGAGCTAATAATAGTTATGTATTTTGACAGGTGACTAATAGCCTCGTTCCTTTCTTGATCTGTTAGCTGTCTTTTATGGCCAAAAGAAGGGTGTTTCCCTGTAAACATCAATAGCAATTCTTCCACAACGTCCTCAACTGGGTAATTCTCTGGCGTGTACATTGCAGCTTTCACTCCCTCTTTAATTACCCTGTTTAATATTAGCTGAATTGAGAAAGAAGATTTTCCTGAATTATGAACCAATATAGGGGCTGATTCTGTGGCTAAATAATAGTTGCTGTTTTCTTCAACTGTTAAATCGTAGGTTGTCTCATATTCAATCTCCTTAAACGACTCAATATCTTCAATATTTATAATAGGTGCCTCCATGTTGTTCCTTGTATTACTCTTTTAATTGCGTGTACGGTACATCCGTAACGCTTTGCTATTTGTGTTTTGGTTTCGCCTGCCTCATGTCTTGACTTTCGCCCATACACATAATTTGCCCTTATCTCCAAAACGTCCTTTTCTGTTAATATAGATGCTGGGTTTTTCTCGCCAATTTGTGAACTTCTTTTTAAAAAGTATGAGTGCTTGGCATTTTGCGAGGCCGTACACCATTCTAAGTTTTTAACCCTATTATCATTCCTAATCCCATTCAAGTGATTAACTTGTGGCAAATTTTCAGGATTAGGAATAAAGGCACTCGCTATAATTCTGTGTACTTTTATTGTGTGTGTTATACCATCATTACGCTTTAGCATTGTTCTCATATAACCGCAGTTATCTAGTGCTGGCTTCATTACCCTTCTTTGGCCTGAACCCTTCCAGTTAAATGTTAATATTTCACCCTCAGAAGAGGCCAAGTATCCCCTATAATTAGGTATTCTTTTCCACGTTTTTTTCATTTTTTATTTAAAGATAGCAAAATATCTTTAATTTTCACATACTTGTGCCCATTAAAAAACTCGTGGTTTTCTGTTACCCTTATTTTTGTGCCATCCTTTAGCTTAATTTCAAACAAACGGTCTTTGTGCTCCTTGAATTTGTGGGTGTCTGTGACCATGCGCCATTCATTGACTTTGTTCTTATGGTTATGCGATAATACGTATTCACCAGCCTTTATATCCTTGATGCATTTTACACCGCTTTTTGTGTGGACTTTCTGTCCTCCATAAAAACAACCTGGATAGCCTGTCAGGCCATAAAAAAAGCCATCTCGCCATTTTAAATAAGGATCAAGCGAATGAAAGTGTGTTGTTGTGCCGTGTGTTTGCCCGTGCTTTGCGTAGTAATCTAGCTCTTTCTCAAAGTCCGACGGCTTGTTGAATTTAAAATTATCGTCCGTAAGCTTTTGATTGCCGTTTAATATATCTTTTAAAGAATTTATTATTTCTGCCATGTTTTTTGTTTTATATAGTTCCCATTATCTGCCAGTAAATAGTATTACTATTATCCATGTGTTATAGGCAATTGAGCCACTGGTTATAAATCTCAGTTGCTATTTGTGCAGTCATTACTGGTGGTACACTCATACCAATTAAGTAAACAGGTTTGTTTCTACAAAAATTATAGTCCATTGGGTAGCTTCCAGCCTTTTTACATTCATCATCAAACAAAGTCCTTTCAATTTCATAATCATAAGGCAATCCATTTGCTCTAATCGTTGGCAGTACTTTATCCGGGTGTAGTTTAATTTCATTAAAGTAACTTCCTTTGGGGTGTACACTACTAAAACTATTCCCAGCTTCACAAAGTAGCCAATACTTTCTAATCATTGGGCTTAATCCAAGTGCATTTTCATTGCCTTCAGTTTGTCTTATTTCTTTGTATGTTATTTCAGGCTCTTTAAAATCAATTATTATTTCAGGAGCAACCGTAAATAAATCCATTTGTTTTAAAAATGGTTCAGCTAAATCTTTTCTAAATGCTATAAAAAATACACGTTCTCTTTTTTGTGGCACTCCCATTTTTGAGCCATCAACTAAAAAGTGTTGTACATAGTATCCGGCTAAATCAAATTCCCTGTATATTTTTCTAACATATTCCTTTGCATCTCCTTGCAGTAATCCTTTTACATTCTCAGCAACTACAACTTTTGGTTGTAATTCTTTTGCAAGGTCTATAAAATCAAAAAATAAGTTATCCAAAACCTGCTCTGCTTGTCCTTCTCTAAATTTCTTTTCTTTTCCCCAATCTTTTTCACGATTTCCAGCCATAGAAAAACTACTGCAAGGTGGCGAACCATCCAAAATATCAAGGCTGTATAATTCTTTGGGTAAATCCTTTCTAAGTTTAAAGGTTTGTATAGGCTCTAAATAAGCATACTTTGGGTTGTGGTTAGCTTTGTATGCTTCTATCATCTTTGGGTCAATCTCATTGCATCCTAATGCATCAAAACCAGCTAATTTATAACCCATAGTAGAACCGCCACCACACGCAAAACAACTAAAAACTGTTCCCTTATCTTTTGTAAACTTTGCATCTTTCAAAGTCCATTCGTAATTAAATCTATGTTTCATATTATCTCGTTAATCAAATAAAAAGCCTATAACACAGGCTATAAAATCATTTTCGTACCTCAAACGCTTCATAGCCGCAGCCGTTGCTATTAGGTATTAGGTATTATTTATTATTTCCTGTATTTCTTCCTCGTGTCTCACATAAGCCATTTTAAGCGCATCTAAGCAACTTTTATTATATCTTGGTGTATCCACACCTTTTTCATTAATTCGTTGCGTGGCGGCATCTATTAGCTCTTCTGTGAAGCTTAGAAGCTCATGCATTGGCGGTGCTTGCTTCTCATACTGCTCAACTATGTATTTATAGCCTTCGTAAGAAGCCCCAGCCAATATTAACCCGTGAGATAAGGAGTTTATAAAATTATCATTAAACGAAATAAAAGCAATAAGATCGTTAAGCAATATTTCTTTGTTGATAAATTTACCTTCGTTTAAGGTTTTTATAATACTCCTGAAATTCACAACTTCTGTTTTTTCGCTGTAATTTTCTTTTACAAATTCTTTTAGTTGGTCGGCTATCATATCTAATCAAATTCATTTCCTCGTTCACCAAAGAAGATGGTAAAATTGTCTTCCTCTGCATTTCCCCAAGCAAAGAATATATCTCCATAAATTTTATCATGTCTAATGAATTCTACATTATCATAACTTTCAGGACGAGACATAGTTGGAGAAATAACAGTATTCTCACCAATTTTTTTGCGGAACACTGTCTTCTTTCCTTCTTTCTTCTTTTAGTATTATCTATAAACTTTGTCATAATTATTTTATTTTCATTGGTAGTGATTTTTTATGTTCTCTTATCCAGATGCAAACTTCTTGCGTTGTGAGCTTATAGGTCTTACCATACACCCCTAACGACCCTTTGCGTATTGCTTTGCAAACCTCGTCCGTTGTCATCGTTGGGAACTCCTCAGCAACATCTTTCAGGATTGCTGGTATGTCTGTCTTTTCGCTTCCTGTTCTTTCAACCGCTTTACACAAGCTGGCCAAAATCTTTGGCTGGTTAAATGTCTGGATACTGCTCGACTGCGATTTTTGCAAGTTGTTTGATTTCATCTCTTCCATTATTTTTAAATCTTTCGTTAAATACTAAAATATACATTAATCCCTCGCCGTTCTTTTTCCTGAGTTTTGGCAAGGTTAGAAATTGCTTAGACCAAAAATCGTCAGCCTTGGTTCTTCTTACAATTGTGACAATTTGCTCAAAAGGTATTTTTTCAATTCTGTTTAATTTGTCAATAGTGTCCTTCCATCTTTCTTCAGCTTTCAGATCGGCGGGGTGTAAATGTTTTTCAAAAAAGCAAAGGCATTCAAGAAAACAATTTTCAACTTCTTTAGAAAATTTAACCTCCCTTAGTTGTTCTTTATTTTCTTTTACTATATCTGTATCTGTATCATTATCTATATCGGCTTTTTTGGGTTTCTTTGGGTTTCCAAATAACCCACTGGGTTTTTTGGGTTTTGCTGGCCTGCCTCCTTTTGCTCCATTGACCTTATTTCTGTTAACGATAGATTCATATTTCTTTAAATCTCTTTTTAAATTTTGCTTTATTGGCTCGAAAACTAACGAGACTATCATGTCTTTAGGTTCTGGGTTTTTATCATTTACATACTCTAAAATTGTTAGAAACAACTCGCCAGCTTTTTCTTTTGGCATCTTCTCAATCGTGTGTATTAAATCACAATAAAGGAGAAAAGATTTTTTATTGTCAGCCATTACTTACAGATTGTATAGTTTTAAACATTAAAATTTATTAACAAAAAAAATCAAAGGACAATAAACTTAATGCCATCTATGCTGGTGTGCTTAACTTTTTCATCCCTTATCCAGTTATATATTTGCTGAACGGTTAAATTCTTCTTTTTAGCAAAGTTTCTAACTGTAATTAGTTTTGTTTTATCTACTTTAACTGTCTCCATAACTCAAATATACTTTAATATTTTAAATATTCAAATCTTATCCCTAATTTATTTTTAATATTTTCTCTATATCTGTAGGCTCGTAAGTGTTTCTATGATACCTGCACCTCCCACGGACACCATTCCTAGGGTCGTAGGTATCGCATTCAGTACTCCCACAAGACTCTTTTGTTAGCCCTACAGCCATAAGCTCAGAGCAATAAAATTCATGACTATTTTTCACCATTTTAGCCTCCAGTATAGTAAAACTTTTTAAGTCTTTATCCTGCATAAATTCTTTCCAGTAATCAAGTGTAAAGCATTCTTGCTGAAATAGTGGGTCGTTATGATAGTAGTATTTGCTCATTATAATGATTTAATCATGCATTCATATACATGTTTACCAATTTTAGGGTGTACGCAATTGCGTAATACTTGGCATGGGTCATGGTTGCCCTCGTAATAGATATTACCCTCGTAATTAATACCTAACCACTCTTTTAGATGCTCTGACCCTTTGGCCGTGCCTATGTTTATAAAATTCTTAGGGTGCTCCATTTTAAAATCTGATATATCGAAATTAGACCAAAACAAGTGCCTGCCGATTTTTGCCGTTGGATGGATTGGTGGGTCATAATATGGGATAACATTCTCTATAACATATTTGCCGTCAAAATTATAGTCAAGAAATATTTTTAACTCGTATAACTCTAAGCTTGGAAGTCTTGGCTTTCTATTCCTGCCACTTCTTATCATTCTTGTATTTGCCTGACAGGGTGGAGACAACCAAATAAAATCATAATCTTGATAATTATTAAGCAAGTGGTCAATAACATCGCCTATAATTACTTTATGTTTAGCATTATTTGTTTTGTAAACTCCTGCTATTTTGCTGTCTTTCTCAACTGCTACAACATTGCAATCTTGCCAATATTTAGCGTTCCCTCCTAGGCCAGCATATCCGTTTAATACATTCATACTAATAAAATTTATTAAATCTATTATACTGCTCAATAGTTGCTTTTTGCTCCATTTGAGGATTTGTTAATTCCATAAATTCGGCTTTTGGTATTAGCTTCTCATGCTCTGTGTTTAGCTCCTCATAAGCCATACCCTCAAAGTGGTTGTTAATATCTTCTTCTGGATCACATGCGTAGTCGATAGCTGCCAACGGTATGATAACATCAATTATAACTATCGTTTCACCTGCCAGCCCTGCACCTGGTTGTCTATGGGAATTAACATCACAATCAAATGACATTATTTTGCCATCTTCATTTAAGAAGTCAATTAGTTCCCATGCGTTTTCATCTGTTGCCTCGTCTAGTTCCAATGGTGATAGTTCGCTATAAGTTGCCATTTGCTTAGTGTTTTGTTAATACTTTTACTAAAGTAATACACTTGCTTAACTTTAGCAAATGTATTACTTTATTTATTTTGCTAAAATGGCAGATCGTCTATTATCCCTTCGCTTATTTCCCCTGCTTGCGCTGCTTGCTCCTGCGGAACGCCTGGTATACTATTGGCAACACTAGATATTTTCCAAGCTTGCAAAGTATTAAAATACTTATCAACTCCCTGCGGATCTGTCCATTTGCGACCCTTTACATTTAGCTGTACAACAACTTCCTGTCCAATATCATAGCTATCTAATAAATCGCACTTATCTTGTATAAACTCCATTTTTATATGTTCTGGATAGTCTGGATTTTCTGCGTACTTAATCACAAATTCACGTTTAGCGAATGAGTCTGTAATTTGCTGTTTATTAAATATCTCATATATTATTCCCTGTATTTCCATGTTATTTTAAATTTACGCTTACTGTGGTGGTTGATGTTTTTACCGCCTTAAATACTTCCTCGCCTGTGTTTGGGTCGACCATTGAAGTAGATAAGTTTTTAAGCATATTTTCAATGCTTTTCTTTTTGTCTAGTACATCAATGTACTCAGAATAATTACACCCCTTAAAATCATATCTTACACCGCTTTCTTTAACCGTAAAAACAGCACCATGATAATCGACTTCTTTTTCAGGGTATTTTTCTGTCTCCTTAATTAAAGCATCTTTGTATTTGTCACTATCTTCGATTTTCTTAATCGTGTCTTTTAATATTTTTACCTGTTTTGCCAAATTCATGACATCCAAGTCACCTTCGATAATCCCTTCAATAATGCTATCTGTAAAGGTTTTTATTTGCTCCTTATTCTCTGGTGCTGACATTAGCACACTCATTGCCTCGTTTTTCATTTCTTAGGTGTTTGGTTTAAGACTTCGTTTTTAATTTTCTCCTCCTGTGCTGGTGTTACCGTGTACGCTTTCTTAACATCCTCAATAGTTTTGTTTATTTGTGGATTTGCCAACGCTGCAACGATCTTTACCCATGCTGTACCACCTTCCTTGATGGTTGGCTTTGCTGTTTTTACTGGCAAGTCATTTGAATGTGTAGCGTCCGTGTCTGGCATTTTACCTACGGGCGTTAAGAAAGTCAATAATAAGCAATTTTTCAAGGCGTATGTTGTGGCCTTTCCTGCCCCTTTGTCCTGAGTGTCCACGCCTTGACCGTATCCAGCAAGCTCTACACTTTGCCCCGATTCGTGCATAAGCAGATACTTAGTTTTTACGCTTGTGAATATAGATTGCTTTGATTTCATAGGCTTGGGCGTAACCTTGCTATATTGGTCTATTTCCTCCCATCTGGTAACCTCTTCGCTTTTTTCTATGTCAATAGGTAGAATACATAAGCCGTTATTCGCCAGAGCCTCATTAAACACCTCCTTAACGTCCATGTCTTTTGTTCCGTCATAGGCATGTTGACCACTACCAACACGGCTGTTTTTCTCCATGCCTTTTACGGTTTTCATAACCTCAATTATGGCCTTTGCTATCTTGTCTTTGCTATTCGTTTCCATGCTATTTATTTTTTCTGCTTTCTTTTATTAATTTTATTGTATTATTTATGTCACTTTCATACAGATATGGAGAGTTGCTCATTTCACTTATTAGTGCAATAAGTGCTTTGGAAGTTGATTCCCCGATACATTTGCCCTTAAAGTAGGTGAGTAACTCTGCTGCTTCGTCCTTATCTATCTTATTATTTTTATAGTCATAATATTTATTTACGAATAATTTAGCCGTCACCGTTAACGCCCCTATCCAGCTCGCCATCTTTAATAAGGTGAAAAGGAAGAATAAACCCAATCCCCATAATGCCATCTGTGGGGTTTCTTTTAAAATCTCTAATAGTTGCTGTATCTGTTCCATGCTATTTATTAAGTTTGTTTTGTCTATCATTTATTTGCTTAAAAACCAAGCCACAAGTATGGCTATCTATCATATTAGCGGCTTCCTCCTGTGCGAATTTGCAGCTCGCTTGCCTCCTGTCTAGCTCCTTGCCTAAACTGATTCTGTAATACATTTGCGCAAATACGCTTTTCTTGTACGCCTCGCATAAATTGAATTTCTTATTTTCTGTCCTTACTCTTAACATATCTTTTTATTTTCAAAGGTAGTGTATTTGTTTTACAAAGAAAAGTATTTGCTAAACTTTTTGGGCAAAAAAAAGGAGCGCATGAGAAACGCTCCTAAAAACAAAACACCTAAATCACAAACTTTTGTTGTTACGAATAGCTTTACAAATATATGAATTAATCTTTATCGATCCTTTTTAATCTTCTGGCCTGTCTGTTTTCCTCTCTTTTGTTCGACCTTTCATGTTGACCTTTAATTTTCATAAATCCATTTACTGCACGATCTCCAAAATAGAATATAAAAACACTCCCTAATAAGATGGACATTTGAGATAAAAATGTGACATTTAACGTAAAAAAAGCAAACCCGTCCAAATACCCCATAATTACAAAGTTTACTAACAAAAAGGCTAATGTTAGTGGTCGTATATTCTTAGACCACCAAGAGTCACTAATCATATCTCTGTCGTGCCTCTCGTTGATCGCCTCGGCCTCCTCTTTTTTAGAGGTGGTAAGATTATCAGCAACCTTGCCAGCCTCGCTTACAAGCTCTGTACTGGCCTTGATTATTTCTTTTGCCTTCATGCTGATAATTTTATTTCAAATGTATTTTCTTGTGGATAAGGCCTTAACTCGAAATGCCGTGCATCCCAACCAATCTTATCTTGCTCGGTTAAGAATCCATCATTATCCAAATCCTTATCGCCCCAAAATATGCCGCAATGCAAATAAATATCTTTTGGTATTTTCTTCTCTTTCTTTAATAATTCAAATGATAAAATCATGTAGTATGCAACGATTAAAGCATGCTCTTTTGTGTTTGATATTTCGCCATCCACATAAGGGGCAATGTCAACAGCCCCCCCCGATTGGTGATAAGATTTCTTTTCGTACCCATCTCGTTGCGAAGCGCCTCTTGAAAATATCTCGTTTTGCTCTCCTGCTGTCCTAACTCCTCCCATCCACGGTATAGTAACGTCTATAGGCGAAAGTTTTAAAACCTCGCTTAAAGCAATAACTAAATATTCACTTACGCCTTTTATTCTGCGCTTACTGGTTTTTCCTAAGTAGAACATATTACCCTCCGTTTTTTAATCCTGCAACTATCTTGGCTAAGTCGTGAACTTCTTTGGCCAACCCGTCTACGGATTTTCTCATTTCTTCAATAGATTTTTGCATTCTGCTATTTTCCTTGATATTATTTTCATCGTGTATTGTATTTGTTAGGATATTCTCTTTGTTAGCATACACCTGTTTTTTTAGACTTTCAAAGCTCTCTTCTCTTTTACCCTCCTCTTTTTGTTGTTCTGCATATTTCCTATCACTAGAGCTTTTTAGCCAAACACTAAATATTATCATACTAACAGAAGCAATAAAAGAAAATATCGCTCCAATAATTGTGACAATTGAAATAGATGGCTCTATAACTTCAGGGTGCGTATCTGCAAACAATAATATTGACTGTATAATCATAACCCTTTTAAAATATCTGCAAGCACTCTTTGTGCGCTAACTATGTCCTTGCTCATTTCCTCAATTTGGCTACTCATTAATCCCCTCTCTTTTAATGCCTTATTAGCTCTAATATACTGCGCATTTGCAATAAACAAACTATCATTTAAATCTTTTATTACCTCCCTACTAACCTTATTGCTCGCTTTTGTTTTTCTACGGCATACCATGTTTGCAATAGGCCACATCATTGACGCACCAAACACACATCCACTAACCATCGCTATCAATGTTTGTAGTTCCATTTTTTAGTTCTTTGATATTAATCATTGGTGCGCTGTATGCGAATCTTGAGTTTTCTAAATCGCTGCTTAGTTTTTGAATTTTGTCGTTTAGCTCTGTTTTTATCTTATGATACCTGTAATTCTTAAGGCACTGCTCGGCCTTTAATTCAAAGACCTCTCTGTCTTTGTCCATCTCGTTCATTTTGATTTTGTGCATATAAATTAGTCTCGTTATTGGCCATGCTATAACAGCACCGAAAATACAACCGCTAATTATCGCTGTCAATATTTGAGTATCCATTTTTTGAGTTAATTAACATAAGAAAAACAAGTACTATAACAACTCCTTTTATTGCCAATTCTGGTATTGAATAAGGGTTATTGTAAAACACCACGTACCAGAAAAGATCAAATATGCAAATAATTAGGCTAATGATTGCAATCTCTCCAAGTAGTGTGTTTCTTGGCACAAACAAAAGTATCGCAATAGCTATTACTATGTGTCTCATAAAGTCAGAGATATAGCTGACATAGGTCACTAATCTAATACCATTCTCAAAACCTCCTTCATACACCATAAAAGGGAAAGGCTTAACCCATATTTCTATGGAAAAAGCCTCCCACGAATACGGGAGTGCATGATATATAACCATTAGCACTATAGCCGCTAACCCTTTGCTCATTACGACCCTGGTGGTACTGGCTCTGGTACTGGTGGCACTGTTTGCGTTGTTACATTAACCTCCTCCTCTTCTGGCTTGTCTGGCTTGTCATTTCGCCACTCCTGAAATTTGTTAAATTGTTTCATAATTTTTTTATTTTATTGGATTATTTCTGTTGTATTCCAAATATAATCATTTTTTATTTTTCTATCTAAAATATTGCCATCTTGATGCATTAAAGCTTCTGTAATCTGTATCATGGGAGTTCGTGAAGTATAGGCTCTATTGTTTCAACAACTTCAAGCTGATTGAATAGATTATTAAACTTACTCCAAACAGGATGATCTTTTATTTCCTCGTGGATATAATGATCCCCGTTAGCATCTTCTACTAATTCAAGCCGATGAACTCCATCTGTTTGTCCGTGCAACTGTCCATATAACTGATTTGGGGATCTTAGTTTTAAAAAGGCCATAATTATACTATAAATAAAGATTCGAGTAAATTTAATTCATTGTTTAGGGCAACCCTATCTAGGTTTCCTCCATAATAGGCATAAGATACGGTGCCGTCCAAATGTCCAGTTATGCTTGTATATTTTTGAGCAAGAATCCCCATCGTTTCGGCTGGGATACCATAGCTTGAAACAGTTGAGCTGCTTACTGTCACTCCATTTTCCTGATAATAACTATTAACGGAGTCTATTCTATGAGTCGAGTATCTACCCTTTACAAAAACATTTGAAGGGGCATATACTGCGCCTGTGCCAGCGTTGTTAACGTAATTAATTGATGTTCCTGTTTGCACAATTCCAGTGAAAGCAAGCCCAGCCCGTGATCCGAATAAATTTTGTGTCAAAACATCAAAATTATCATAACAATAAGCACCAATATTATTGATATTTAAAGTTGCATTGACAGAATCTGTCGCTAGATTGAAGTTAGTATCGATGTACTTAGTAGTTCCGTTTCCTCGAAATCCTTGATTTGGCGTATGAACGCACCCGTTAACATTTGATGCCGAAATTCCACGTATAGCGCACATTAACGAGTTAGCTTCATCAGTTAATGTATTAAAAAAGAAGTAATCCATCTTAGCCCAATTCCCAGACAATACCATTGCGTTTACTACCGTGTTTATATTCTGTTTTTCTGTAGTAGTTAATGGATTAGGCATCAGCAAAAAAACTGCTTCGGCTTCTGCTGAATACACTTCACTTTGACTCCTTAATATGTGGTTATGATAATACATTTAATTTCCGTTTTGCCCAACTGCTACACCTATTTTTGTTGCCGTTCTTGCTAAGAAAGAAACATCGAATATATCTCCAATAGCTCCCGTCAATACTATTGATGGCGTAGTGCTTAAATCTGCATCATTATAACCGTAGAATGAAAGCCCTGTTCCTGCCAATGTTATAGTAACATCTCCAGCAATATTTTTCTCAACACTAAGCACTTGGTTTGCGCCCTGCGTAACGTTGCTTAATGTCAATGTTATAGCGGCCTGAACAGTTGATAAGGTTTTTATACCTAGTGTATTACTGGCCATATTAAAAGCAATTGCCGCCCCATCTGTTAGTGCTGCCGTTGACGCTATGCCCCCGACATTAGAATTAAAGGTAAATAATCCGCCTAATTCTATTTTAACCAATGAAGCACCATTAGATGGTGAGGCTGCGCTTGGAGCTGACGCCGCTCTTAGTTGCAAGGCTTGCCCGTCACTTTCATCTATTCCAAACCCGTATCTAGCCGACGATCCTTCAAACATAACAAACGGGTCGCCCGTTCCGTTTGCTGCTATTTCCACGGCTAAATCACCGTTCCCTGCCTGAATTAATGCGTGTCTGACTTCTGCTGCATCACTTACAGAGGATAATATTTCCCCACTTACAGATAACACCTTCCCCGTTATTTTTCCCTCTCCTGATATTGTTGCGGCAGTCGTTCCAGCACCATTTTTAACACCTATAACAGTGTCGGTATCTAAAGCCGTGCCCCTTTGTAGAAACACTGCCCCTCTTGTTGCGTCTGTTATTATTTGAGGTATTACCGAATTTTCGTAGACTACCTGAAAAGTCGTGCCAGCTACTCCACTATGTCCTGAACTGCCCGACTCAGCGCCAAACTTTCCGAAATTATGAAAGTGCGCTGTTCCTGCTGTTACCGCATCCGCTAAATTGCCTGTTATCCCTTTTTGTAGAATTAAGGCTGATCGAACTAAAGCTGATTCATTTATTACATCGGCAAAAGTGTAGCTTTCACCTCTTATTACTGCATTTAAAGCATTATCTAAAGAGTCATAAACCGTTTGGCCGTATTGGATATTAACAAATCCACCTTTAAAAACTACGATATACTGAACCGTAAATTTATTGTTTGGAACGGCAACCAAATTCAATATATCCCCGTTAGGGTCGTAATTATCTGGATCGACAACTGTTGCCGAAGCATTGCTTCCATCACTGGCAACGTATAAAAATGTTGTAACGGGGTCAACCGCTGCATAGCTCTTCGTGTTTGGCGTTGCTGAATAAGGTTCATTTCCATCACTCCCTAAGCCTAAATCTACAACCGTGCCAGCCGCCAGAGATACCTTCATTAGTGTTGCTGCTGCCTCAAATGTTAGGCCGCTTTGAACAATCGGCCCCAGGCCTGTAAACAACTCCCGAACCTGAGATATTGGATTCTGAACGTTGCTTGTTACCGATATAGCGGATGTAATGGTTGCCCTGTCTGGATGGCCTATCTGTCCGACAAAAGCCTTATCTGTCATGTCGGTTGCTGTTGGCTCTGTGCCTTGATATAACAGCACCCCAGCACTATTCATTAGTACATAGGTAATGTTTGCCGTGGCGATTAACGGGTCTGTTATTCCTGCTTGTGCTGCTCTGGTTACTACGGGCGCAATTATTGGATTTTCTGGATCTGTAAAATCTATAAATTGCGCTTTAATCTCGCCAATGTCGAAAGTCGTTGCACTGGCTATCGTAAAGCCACCAAACGAGATAACGCCACTGGATGAATCAAGAGGATTGCCCCCACCTCCTCCCAAGTCTGCGTATGTTGTGCCATCGTTGGTACGCTCCCAAACTTGCGAGGTCTCGTTAAACCTAATTTTAGGCTTTTGTACTGCTGAATTATTAGCCTCTAAAACCTTATTACCTATTAGACCATCACCAAGTGAGAACGCATTTTGATTAGTGCCTGTGTCCGTATTTTGTTGGTGGTTGTTAGCGGTTAATGTATCTATATTATCAGCATGACTATTAACAACGGTTTTTATCTCTGTTGCATTATCACCAGTTATTTTGTTTTTTTCAGCGATTAAAGGCAACGCTGTTAGCGTTTCCTTATCTACATACGTTATTTTATTTGCTGCCATTTTTTATTCAAATTCAGAATCTAAGATATAATCAAGGCCGCCCTCTGTTTCGTCACCCTGATAAGAGGCTATTGCCGTATTATTCGCTTTAAACAAAGATACTATTTTGTTTGAGGTCTGCACTATTGGTAAACTTGTAAATACTGCTATTTTAATGTCTAGGTTGCTGAATTGCGATATTACCTCACGCATCTTGGAGGTATCGCCATAATGCTGAATAATTAAATCCCATGCATTTTGGCCATCAAGCACACTAATTGCCTCGCTACTAACAGGCGTTATATCTCCTGCTTTAACCTCGATTGCTACCTGATTGAAAACCTCACTTTCAAATGAAGCTACCTGCAAATTGCTGTTATCATAAAACGCCACTATCGAGCTGCCTACAATATCTATTTCTACAGGCGTAAACGTAGGTATTTGAGTGTCAATGTCTTGGAATTGAGAAACAATAGCACCTAGATTTTCCGTATTGCCTTGGTATCTAATGGCAATATCCCAGATATTCTGGCCTTCTAGTGTGCTAATCGTTTCCATTTACATTTATTATTATCTCTTTATTTATTATGATCTCAGGAAAATTGGAAGCGTCTACATTGGCCTTTGGAAATACATCGTTTGCCAATGAGCTTTTAATATTTCTTTCTATAACGGTGGGCAATATATCCTGATTTAAATAATTTGTTATGCCAACACCCAGCAATGGAGCACTACGAAAATGGCCAACGCTGCTAATTATATTGTAATACATTAGATTGTTAGTATTGTCACCTTGTAAAAAGTCACCATCCTTTGCAATAAATGATCCGTTAGAATCTAATATAATATCATGTGTTGCCATGTGTTATTTTATCGTTTTCAATGTCTGCCTCTACTGTTGGCGTTAATGCACTTGTTGCCCACGTTGTTGTTATAGTCTTTAATGCTGCGCCACCATCTGAGGGCACAACTACCCAGCTACCAAAAACGGTTTTTAAATCGTTAATATCGTTTTCTAAATTGTTTAATTTTCCTACAATATCGCTAATTTTTATCAGACCGCCATAGGTGCCGTCTAATAGTTGGATACTGTCAAGGCTCGAATACATAGAAACATAACCCGTCATGTCGTTAATCGGCTGAACTATTACCTTGCTCCCTTCGGTTGGTATCATTATAACACCGTTGCCAGCTTCGGTCTGCAGTCGAACATCAAGCAAATTAGAGTCGCCCGTTATTGGCTCACACTCACAAGTAAGAGTGGGAACATCTACAGAAACCACAATGCACACAATGCCGTAATCTTCTTTAAAATCGTTTTGGGCTATCCCTTTAATTGCCGATCTTATCCTCTCGTTACTCACTTATCAATCTGTCTAATTCTACCATTTGACGGCCTCCACTAATACCGTACCTAGTAACTACGCTTTTTACCAAGTATGTGCCGTTTTTATCTGTTATCCTATCATCTATCAAAGTTACACTATCCCCGTGTTTTACCTGCGGTTCTAAGAATGTTTCAAAAGACCCTCTAAACCCTTCATATTTGAATTTTAAAAGCTCCTGATCTGCTCTTTCTTGTAAATCGGCCTCTGGCACTTCAAAGACATAGATAGTCCGCCTGTCACCGTCTGGATCGCCTGCGGTAGCTTCAATTTTTGTGTTATCTAAAAAGGTGCTAATTACTTTTAAATTTACTTTGTAATTCTCCTTTTTTGAATACTCTAAACTATCACTATTTATAATATTTTTTCTAGCGTTAAATATATGATTTGTTGGTGCTCCTCCTGGGTTTTCTGTAATATAGGCAAACCCCGAAATTAGTACGCCATCTCTAAAGTAACTTATCACTCCATGCTTGTCTTTTAAATGCTTTAATAATTGTGCGATTGTTGTTCTTGGATCATTTACCCTAATATAGCCTATCTTTCTGTCACTACCTATAAAATCCCTACCCTCTACATTCCTACCTTCTGGCAATATAGCGGTTAACACCTCGCTGATTGTTTTGCCCTTAACCGAATATTTGCCTACTTTCAACTGCTTGAAGCTGTACATATCATCTTCAAACTCCATCTCTATGGGTAAACTAGGATTGATATTTGAAATAAAGCCCTTAAATCTTTCTGTTATGCCCGATGTGTTAATCCCTCCAAGATAGCCAGCATTAAGCGTTACTGGGTCGCCAATATCGAAAATAGGGGTGCTCCCTCTTACAATATCATCTACAACCTCGCCCTTTCTTTTAAACACTAATTTCTTGGGAATTGTAAACTTTGCTGTATCGGTTAAGTTATCCCAAGACGATGTTATTTCTACATCTGTAACAAAGTCCAGATTATAGCCAGATATTTCTGTGTTAGATTGTAGAATTAGCATCGTCTGAAAGTTGTAATTCTATGTCTTCATCACTAATTAATGACATGGTAAACGGAACAGCATTTCTAAAGCCTTCCTGTTGCGCAATTCTGAAAGTGTCAACAACTACGCTGGTAATATCAAATATGCTTAGGAAATTAGAGGCTACGCTTATTTGAGTGTTTAAATTCATGTATTGCTCCCATAGAGCTACAAGGTTTTTAGGAAATTCATTAGGGTTTACACCTATTAAATAACCCTGCACATTTATCTGAAAATCATTTAGCGAAATGTACTCTTTAACCGTGCCAGCCCTGCCGCTTATTTGTGTTTTTACAATATTCTTAGATTGTGAAACGGTCAGTAACACATCTGCCAAGTTCATATCTTCGGATATGCCAGTGTCTTTATTTTGGAATATCAATAAGTCATATATTGGCGTTCCTAGATATGATGTTGCAACGGGTGTATCGGAAGGCTCTGCCGTTTGTTTTGGAAACAAATTAGCATGGCTGCTTATTGTTGATATATTAGGATTATTTGGTAAGGTAAATATTGCCATTATGTGCCTATTAGTCTTGTTGCGTCTGTACTAGCCTCTACTAAGATACGGGTTACTTGCTCTTTTAGCGTGTCAAAATCTTCTTTTATATTCGTGTTATTAAAATTAATTTGCTCAATTAGCTTATCAATGTTTAGCTCTACATTTTTAACGCCTCCACTAGATATTCCTGCAATGCTTGACCTTTTTGTTCCTTTTGCTCCTGGGCCACCTGCGCCTTTTGCACCACCTGCACCCCTTAATAAGCTCACATCTGTGAGGGCTGCCATATCAAAGCCTTTTCCTGTCTCTCCTTTCAGGCCTGTTGCGAATATATCTCTATAAGCTTCAAGCTCTTTTGTTGCAAGGTCTTTTACACCGCTTGCAATCTTCCCAAATCCTGTTTTAAATTGGCTCACACCTTTTGCAATCATGGCTGGATTGAACGAGACAACGCCAAACATTAAATTTCCTAGCCCTTTAAATGCATCTACAACGGGTTCTAAATCTTTTACTATATCTTCAAAAGGCTGACTCAGGAAAGAGACAGCCGCAGCCATTAATCTAAAGGGCGTTAGTCCTACTCTCATTAGAACTGCTAGCCTGTTAATACCTAATTGAAATAATTCAAGAAGTGTAAGGTTAGCATCAAGACCGCCAAAAAACTCTTTAAACGGGGATAGCATTTCTATATAAATGTTTTTAACCATCCTAAACGAATCAGCTAACGGCTTAAGGTTAAGCCTTGGGAGCATGTCTAAGAATGCAACAAATCCCTCTAAAAGAGGTTTTAAAGAGTTGGTGAATCCTTCTCCCATTGTTGTAAACATTAACCCTAATTTACCCTTGATTGTTGAGGTTAGGCCGCTAAATGTCTTAGATTGCTTATCCATCATATTAAAATACTGGCCTCCCTCACTTGTTGCCGTAATAAAAGCGTCCTGAACTTGGTCGAAAGTTATAAGCCCTTTGCTCATATCTTTTCGAAGTTCAAGGATAGATTTTCCAGTCTTTTTGGATATATTATTTAGAGGGTTGAAGCCCCTATCTATCATCATGTCAAGCTCCATACCCATCAATCGACCATTAGCCGAAGTTCTAGCAAAAGCCGTGGTTAAGCCGTCTAATTTTTCTTTGTTGCCACCTGCAACGTCTCCAAGCATTTTCAGAATGGGCAATACCTTCTCTTGGGAGAACTTGAAATTTAAAAGTTTTTTGGTTGAATCCAATAAGGCGTCATTAACAAAGGGAGTAACATTTGCAAACTCATTAAGGTTTTCTATCATTTGCTTGCTCGCCCCTTTGCTACCTAGCAATACCTCAAACTCTACCCGTGTTTGCTCCATTGAAGCTCCAAGACTTATAATCTCTTTTCCTGCCAGAACAGCACCAGCCGCAAGGGCGACCAGTCCACCAGCCAGAACACCGCCCGACATCATACTGGCAAATCCTCCTATTCCTCCTTGCTTAGAAGTACCTTTCTTTACGCTGTTATCGAACTTATTGAAGGAAGCGTCTGCACGCTTTATCTTGGGGCTAAAAGCGTCCTTTAAGTCAATTACATATAAGCTCTTATTTTCGGCCACTATACTATCTTTACTTCTTTTTTCTTTAACTTACCATCAAACTGCAAAGCAAATTCAAGCCTACCCCAAAGCACGGCAAAACGATCTAAATTCTTAGGTTCTTCACCAAAATAAAAATGGATCAAAGCTATCATTTGCTCAAATCCATTTTCATCGTCCAAACCGTTTAAAACAACATTATCACTGCCGTTGTTATATGTTGCCTTTATTTCGTAACGTTGGATTTTTTTTTAAGCTCAACTTCCATAGGGGTGATAAGGTCTAAAACTACTGTCATTCCTGCCTGCACAGCAATAAAGTTGTTTAGAACCTCGTCAATAACATCACCCCCAACATGGAGACCTTTTAAAACCATTTTCGTTGCCTCAACGTCTTTGCCAGCTTTCACCAATGAGGAAGCCATGATATAGGTTTCCTCGTCAATCTCTTTGAGCTCTATTTTATAAAACTCTTTACCGCCTCGCTTTTTAGGAAGCTTTACTTCATAAATATCTAAATTCTCCATGTTATTATATTTAGTTTATTTTATTTACCATCCCAAGAGATGTCGCTAATATGCAACGCCAAAACCTCCGTAAGTTGGTTATTGTCTACTGCACTTGATGCGGCACGCCCTTTAAATCTGCATTGCTTTAGTCTATGCCTAGCAAATTTCCCGTCTTCGGTTAAGAAGTTAACACCAATATCGAAGAATCCTATATTTTGTATTCTTCCATCTGGTGCAACGGCCGTAAGTTTCTCAACTTCACCCATCTCCAAGGTAATAGAACCATCAGGCGATATTTTGCCAAACCCTACAGATATGGGCTTATTGCCCGTGCCATAATTCGGCACTATATCTTGAGGGTCTGCATAAGAAATATCTGTAACACCTATAATTGGCACTCCTAGAATGTTTATTACTATATTAGAGTGCGAATAAGCTACACCGTTAATATTTGTTGGTTTTCCTAATACTGCCATCTTACAAACTGGTTACAAGTCCTATATTTACCGTTATAAATTCCGCTATTCCTAATGGTAGAATCTGAATCGTCACTACCACTGTATCCGTAGCTAAAACATCTTGCGCTGGGTCGATCAGAACATTATAATTGCTGATCTCGCCATTAGCTACCATAGCCTCTAGCTTAGTGCCTACAATGTCACTAAAATACCCCGTAACATCGTCCGTTAATGTTCCGTCAGCATTCAAAAGTAAATCCTTCTGAATCTCTGGAGTCATAACCGTACGAGTTAAGCGTATCGCCTTATCTATTACCCTGTTGTTTTCAATAAAAGCAAAGTCGCTGGTTGCTGGTATTGATGTTGGTATTCTTTCAAAATAGCTTCCTGATATTTCTGGCAAATATTTTCGCATAACTGAATAACCATCATCTTTCAGGCTTGCTAATATCGTTAGGTCATTGGCTGCATCGCCATTGGCCAGCGCAATAGTTTCAAGCTCTGTGCCGTCACTCATATTGAAGTTAGCTGGGTTACCGATAGACTGCTGTACTGCCGACCTACTGTGTGCCCCTAATTGCGCTCCTATAGCTGTGATAGAATAAGCTTTTGAGGCGTATAACGCTGCTCCTGCACCTCCTCCGTCTTGTGCTACACATACCGAAACTTTGCGAGCTGCTAACGCCCTTAGATCGCCTACTGCTAGCCAATCCGCTACGGCACTAAAATCACCAGCATAGATAATGCTAAGATTATAGCCTAAAGCGTCCAAAGCGTCTACAAGAGTCTGCATTTTTGTCACTTCTGCTGTTGCAAAAGCTTCATCATTGCCATTGTAAACACCCATTAACCTTATCTCACCTGCTGCGGCTGTTGCTAACGTTGTTATTTCTGCATAATCATATGTAAGAGCAGGAACAGGATAAAAGCCTATCCATAATTCGCCCTCTGGATTAATTCTAAAATACTCGCTAATATGATACCATTCAACCGCATGGTTTACCGATCCCTCAATAATACCTAGTGCTTCCGCTTGTCCTAATGTGTAAACTTTCTTTTCCCTGTCATCGGCTGCAAAGCCTGTTGGTAAAGTGTTATTATAGAACAGCAAAGCAGATATTTTGTCTTGGTTAGGTGTGCGCCTTCCTAGGCCACCTTCACCGACATTAAATGTAATACTGCTAAGTCCTGCCATTATTCTTTGTTATTACATTTGAAAACTACCAGCCCTTTTCTAGCTGCGTACTTTTGGGCGTAAACTTCCTTATCATTTTCAAATACGTTTTTATCTGAAACAACATAGATATACTTACCCTTCAATCCTTCGTAAGTTGCTGCCAACTTATCGGCTTGCTCCTGGCTTGATATTTCACCAGGAACAACCGATTTACTTTCTTCAGCAACATCCTTATTATCCATAAGCTGGCCTTTAGGCTCTGGCTTTGAATAACTTTTATTGCTCCTCTTAGACATTATACTGCTTCAACTAATGCTTGAACACCTTTAACATCTGTACGGGCGTTTAAGCCTCCAAATCGACAAGCTGCCGACATAATAGAGCCGAAATAATCAGCCTTATCTATTTCTAAGAACACTTTAACCGATCCTTGCGCTCTACGAACAAAATCAGGATGCCAAGCAAATCCAGCACCTAAGTCAGTAATAACATTGGCCGCCTCTGTATCTTTTATTGTTGCTCCACCTGTTGCGTAACGATTAACAGATGATCTAACAAAAATGTCAAATCCAAATATCCTGCCGACCATGCCATCGGGAATTGTTGACATTCCTAACTTATCAGCATGAGTAAAATCATCAATATTTAAAATATCGTTATACATTGCAGAATTAAGAATTAACTTTCTTCCTGCCTGTGGTATATCGTCACCGTCAAACTTTGCTCTTATAGAAAGTAAGTCAGCCTTAACGACTTTCTTCACTACGGCCGTACTACCTGGAGCACTTGACGTTCTAGTTACTGTTCCTGTGGTATTCGTTAGCCCTGCACCTGTTACATTTTCCGCCCACTTAAAAGCCATTCTATCTGCTTTCTTTTGAAGGATAGACTTTATATGTCCGTCCATAATTGACGCTCTCTTGTTATACGCTACAATCAATTCTTCACTATACTGCAAATGCGTAGGATTAGAAGATAATTCTTCTAATAGGTATTGCGTTGCTGTATCTGTTCGCTGTGTAATAGTACCAGGGAATGAAGCCCTATCTATTACTATTGTAGGGTCTGCCCCTGCGTGTGGTAATTCTACGCTGTTGCTGTTTACAAAAGCGTCATCATTCTTTGCGAATTGCACGAATGAATTGTCTTTGCGCAATGCCTCTGTAATTTCTGAGGCAAATGTACGTTTTAATAATTCTGCTGCCATTTTAGTTTAAGTTAATGTACGCCTCTTGGTACTTTTCAAATTTCTTTACGTCTGTCTCTATCAGATTTTTAACCTCGGCTTCATTTCTCATGAATGCCTTTAGTTTTTCAGGATTCTTTGTTAAGTCCTCATTGCTGGCATTGCCATTGTTGCCAACGTCAACCGCCCTGTTTGAGTGATCTATAACAATAGAGCCGATAAGCTTTTCCGCCTGATCGTAATTTTCTACGGCCATTTCTTGCCACTCCTTAGAATCTTCTTTTTTGATTTTGCCATTTTCCACGGCATTGTTCACCAACATAGATGCAGCTTTTTGAGCTGTTTCTTTTGTTGTCTTTTCAAGGTTCTCGATTTTCTCGTTAAGCTCCTTGTTTTCCTTTTCCACTGCCAACTTATCGGCTTCGGCCTTTGTAGCCATATCTATGGCGTCCTTGGCTTCATTCTGTAAGCCTTCAATTTTATTTACAATGTCCTTTTCGGTTGCATCGTCTTTCAATTGTAGCTTGTTAGTAACCTCTGTCATTTTACTATCAACTGTTAATTTGTTAAATACTTCATATTGCTGCTTGGAGCTTAGATTTACTAGCTCCTGATTTTCAATCCTTTTTTTGCCCGTGTTAATCGGTGATTCTGTTAATAGACCCATTTGATAGGCCTCGTCAGCATCAAAGAATGACCCCTTTTGTTTGCTAAGCATATCTTCAATTTTGCCTTCTGAAAAACTTGTTTTGTCTAGTAAGATTTTCTTTAAACGACCCCTAACCAATTCAACAAGACCTTTATCGCCACCACTAGGCGCATGAACCATAAGTATAGAGAAGTCATTTGCTGTTACATTTCTGCCAAACAAAGCAATTATCCCTGCTATACTTGCAGCCATTCCGCTTACATGGGTGTCAGCTCCGACTTTTAGCATAGCATCAATTATTTGATAACCATCAAAGACGCTACCCCCTGCGCTGTTAATATTAACAACGACATGGAAGCCCTGCGCTTTAAAATCTAGAATTTCTCTGGATATGCTACTGCCTAGTATTTTCGTGCCTATCTCCCCATCAATAAACACGTGTGCAATGCCGTCTATAATTCTATTTGTCACCATTAAACCAAATATATTGTATTGACGTTCTCAGGCTTGGTAAAATGGGTAATAGTGGGTATCTTTATGCGCATGGGACGCAATAGGAAAGAAGGTTATAGAGTTTCGGCAACTTTAAACCACGGAGTCAAGAGCAAATTGATCAATTACGCAAGCAGTAACGACATGAAAGAAAGCGAGGTCGTTAAAGAAGGACTAAGGCAATTATTTAATACTTTTCCTAAAAATAAGAAGTTATGAACAAAGAAACTAGATCGTTTATATGGGGGCTTATCTGGTTTTTCTTGTGCTTGTGGTCTTGTATTATCCACGCTAACAGCATGGGCGATAAAGATTTCATGGGAGGGTGGGCATGGTTGTTTTTTTTGTTTTCCTTTATTGGAGTAATTCAAAGTTTAAACACAATACATAAGACAATATCTTAATCCTCATATTGCACGGTAACCCAGCCTATATTATATCCCGTGCTGCTAATCCATTGGAATCTGCTCGTTAATAAATAGTTCATCATTAGCTGCAAATGTTCCTAAATGCTCATTTACGCCTAAACTAACAACTCCCGAAGTTGCGCTTACCTCTATGTAGCCTACTTTTCCAACAAAACTACCTACCAGAAACCGTATCCCATTTACAGGCCTGTACCCTGCTGGCAATGTTGTTATAATTGTTCCTGAATAATCTCCCACAATAGGGCTTTCTATAACGCCATTTAGCCAAAGATTTCCAAAGTTATCTTTTCTATATCTAAGACCGTTATACATTGAGTTTTCGCCAGCCTCCCAGCTATTCGCAAATGTAACATCTGCCCACGCCTCCAATGATGCGTCTGCTTTCGCTGTTATTTTTGCGTTAAGCCCTGCCACGTAATCACCTGCGGCTGCAATGGTGATATATTGCCCAGCTCCTGGTGGGGATACTGCTGTTTCTGCTGCTTCGTTGTCAATTATTGGCTGATTTGTTCCATCGCCAAAAGCTCCATTTATGGATACTGTTGTAGCTTCCTGAATATAGAAAGGATAAGATAATGCGGTATCTGCTGCCAGTCTTAATATCTTGCCGTTAAGCACTACAATGCTATCTGTAATAGTTGCTGCGCCTGTTAGCCCTGCTACTGTGCCTCCTGTTAGAATAAACCCTTCTGTTTCTGTGCTAAAATCTGCTATTAAAGCTTGCATAGCGTCAAAAACCTCTGCACTAAGCTCACTTTCTAGATATTTATCAAAGAACTTAAGACCTTGATTTATTGGAAATGTAGATTTAAACTTTTTCATTATACATATGTTTCAATTGTGTATGTCACTCCTACAGATTTCAGCCTAAGCATTTCAGCCTCCACCCTATTATCAAAGTCAGGAGTAGACAATGATACTGGTATTTTTACCCTTAATCTTTCAGAAAATCCTGAATCTTCGCTTTCATCAAGTACCAAGAAAGTATCTAACCCCTCGCCTTCGTCCATAATTAACGCTGGGTCAATAAGCTCGCTTTCATCGACTATAAGACCAGCACCAACAACAGACCTGTTGGTCTCTACTAATATAAATGGCGATATAGCAATGCCGAATATTTCGTTAAGCCCTGCTTGCATAAGTATTTTTTGACCATTATATCTGGACTCGTCTCTTATCTTAGCCTCAAAAGCAACATCGCTATTTATTTTTGATTCTACAGGAGAAACAAGGCTATAGAGATAACTCACAAAGGAAGTTTCCCTTAAAACAGGAGGTAAGTAATTAAATACCTGTGTTCTAAAATTTGTGCCAAATAAACTCATACTGTTTCTAGTTGCATGACTATTGTATCGTTCAATGTTTGTGCAACTGTATCCTCACTAATTAGATACCCAGCCAATGTATTATAAAAGCCTTGAAAATCTACACTTGCTGCGCTTGCGTATGGCGTTGCTGCATCTCTAGCCTTCACCTCTGTATATTCCACCCTTGAAACTCCGTCAACGGCCTGTATAGCGTCCGTTAATCTTATCATAAATACTGTGCCGTCAAATGCGGTATCTGCAAACGTAGCAAAGAAGTTATCTATAGCTGTTATTACGTTGGTCTTTACCGTTGCGCTTGCGAATTGGCCTAAGTAATGTATGGTAGCCCCGACCTTCATTCTGTCAGGGTTAAGGCTTATAAAGTTGGCTGTTATCCCTGCAAATCCAATTCCTTCGGCTGTTGTCGTACCATAATAATAGTCTTTAACGGCCTCTAATTCTGGCGTGGTTAGAGGTGCTAGGGTAGGAACTACTCCCTTTGCTACTTTTATGCTTATCCCTCCGTTTTCTAGGTCTATAATAGCAACCCTTGTAATTATCTGTTTTGATACATCGGGAACGGCATAAACTGGCACAAAGTCAGAATCTAAGGTTATAATATCGCCAAACTGAAAGCCTAATATTTGATTTCTCAACCATGCACTATTTCCACTAAAAGCCCTGTCCGCAATTGCTGTTATATCCGTTTTTAGAATGTCATAAATAACATCGGCTAAGAATATCATATTTGCCGCAACGGAAATAAAGATATTAAAGACCGATAAAGAAGATCCGCCATCTTCTGGAAACTTAAACACATCTAAAGAGGTGTATGTCCTTAATTTGACTTTTATTTCACTTTCGATTTCTGCTAATGTACGTGCCATTATATAATTTCCTCAATAATATCTAAACCTGTTGGGGCGACCTTAGTAGCCAAACCACTCCTATTGTATGCTGTTTTCTTAGTCCAAACCGTTGTGTATTCAAGTATCGGATTGTTAACATTATCAAAATCAGTATCTAAAAACGTATCCGATTCAACAAGCGAACTGAATTGCACCGTGTCGCCCTCTCCTCCTCGCATTCCTGTTATACTAGCATCAATAGTGTCTAATATAGTGTAGTCTTGTGGTCGCTCCTTGGAGTACCCCTCAAAGCCTAAATGAAGCCTAACTATTAAGCTTACATATTTAATCCCCAGGGCTACATTCTTTACTTCCTCTGTAGATAGCTCAACAAAACACGCTGGGTAATCAAAAGCCTGTTCATCGTTGTTATCTTCATTCTCATTGTTTGACCTGTCAAATTGATTATTCCACGATCGTACCGTTTTTAAATCTGGCACTCTCGTTTTAATCTCATTGATAATATAGTCTCTTAATAACTTCAACTGAAATGTTTTTTTGTAAATTTAAGAATATCTTTATTATTAATCTTATTAAGTGCCTCACTATCGCCCATAAATTGGCGTTTTGGTAATTTCCTAGTGCCCTCGTTATGATATTGACCATATTTCATAATTGTGCCAAATGCTATTTTTGTACCTGATGCCTTATAAAATATGCCATTCCTTAACTTGGAAGTTTTGATTAATAGTCGATCTCCATCTTTCTTTTTCTTAGGCTTCCAGCTTCTAACACCACTATCAATAAAACCCTGCGCTTCAAAGTTGTTGAGCTTAAACATTTTCACGCCATTGTTTCCTATGGTTCTCATTAGTGCCTTTTTGCCCCTTTGAAAGTCTTTTAGTTGCTTACCTAGGTTTATTGGCATAATTAATAACCCTTTTTTGTGTGGCATTTAACGCAAACCAAATTAACTTCGCCAACATTTGTTAATGGTATAAATATATGCTTACACTTATTATCCTTACTATATGGTACACATTTTTTAACACTCATTATCTTGGTGGTAATGGTAAATTAAAATTATTTCTCTTTAGCCCAGCATCGCCCTTTTTGATATTGAAATATGGGTGGTTGGACTTAAATATCAATTTGTCTTTCCCTGGGTTCATTTTAAACTCTTTAGGAAACTCCTTAGTGCCGAACTCTGGAATATTGCGCCTTGCTAAATCCGTTGTTTTTCCTATCTTCTTACCTGTAAGAAAGCACCTACACCGCCAGCCATTAGATGGGCTGTAGTCATGCCAAAACGGGTCGTTTTTGGGTCTTGTTATCCCGTCCAATGATCTATGAGCTGGCCTTACCCTCCCGTCTCGTTGTGTGTGGTATGTCAATAGCTCTATTTCCTCATTATCCTGAAAATCTACCCACTCCCTCGCCTGTTGAGCTTGAAGCGTTGAGGTTATCCACTCACTTTTAAGATAGTTTACATTATAATCATCAAATACGATTCTTGCTGTCCTGTTGAATGTCGGCCAATCCACGCCAGCACTAGACAAATTCGACATTATTCGCACCTGTTGATATTGTTTGGCTGCACTAAAACGCCATATATTTTCCTCTAATCCTTTGCCCACATTATACGGAGCTGTGCCAAAAACAAAGTCATCTGCAAAGCCGCCAAAGCCTCCTATTGTAGCATCCATTAAATAATTAATGGTTTTTCCGTACATCAAAGGGTCTAGTGTGCTTGTTGTTATTGCGCCATAAAACACTTTAGAAATAAATAATTCTGATTCATCAGTATTAAATGGAGGGTCTGGTATTTCTGTCTCTAAAACATTAACAATATCATCTATTGCAAAATCACACATTACTTGTATAAGTTTTGTATTGCCTCGGCAACTTGTGCCGTATCATTTGCCGTGCTTATTGCCTCTACTTCCACCCCGTAAGTATCATTAATATAATTGTCACTATGCTGCTTACCCATTTGCGAGATTTTAAGGTCTATATCCGATCTTTCCGTAAGCGTTAATTCCTCACTAGTATCATATACAAACTTATAGCCCTCGAAATTACCTGCTCCTATCCTTGTAAGAAAAGGAAGTAATTTGTCATTTACTTGCGCTTTTATAAACTTAGCATCTGCATTGCCGTAAAGCTTTGCAATGTTTTCGCCCGTCTTGCCAACAACCTGACCAGTATTATTTGACACTACATCTTGGCCGAATATAATTTTACTTATCTGCTCATCCGAGTATCTTATTAGATTCTCATAAACCTTGTAAGCGTCTGTTCTTGATGTGCCAGCAAACTCAATTTCATCTTCTGGACTAAAAACCCCGTACCCGTTAGACCCTAAATTCTTTAATGCTGTTAATAGCTGACTTCTGGCGTTATCTGTCTTGTCCGTTTTTACGGTTTTCAAATCCATTCCGAAAATCTCCGCCCACTCACTCCAATTGGTGTTGGCATTATTCTTTATCAGTATCGTAGCTGCCAAATATTCCATTAGCCCTAAATCGTGTGTTTTGCCGACATATAGCGTCCAGAACTTTTTGTCAAACATATCGATCCCATTTTCCACGGAGCTTGGAGTTGTTACAATTAGCCCTAATTCTGGCTTAACATAATCTCTATCTATTGGATAGATGTTGTCTTTCATCTCGCCATTAAGCATAAAAGGGTCAAAAGATTTGCCGCCCCATGAGCCAAACTGTATAAGGTTAAATCCCCACATCTTAGAATCTAGGCACATGCCTACAAAGTCGCCAAACCAAGGCCTTTCTAATATTTCTGTTAGCTGATCATTCTCATTATCACTGCTGTCTACTATCTTCCACTCTCTTGACAGTGTTTTAAGCTTTCTGGTATTCCACTGACTTTGTAAGTGTGGGTCACGCCAAATCTGTCTATAAACTTGGTGCAACTCCTCCCTATTATAGAATTTCTGCGTATTAGCTTGGTCTAAGGCTGTTCTTAGGGTTTCAAGGTCGTTGAAAACTTCATATATCGCCCTTTTTGTAATCGCCTTTTCTGCAACCTTATTGACGTGACTCTTTTTTACCACGTTATGAACTTCTGGCTTTTTGCTAGTGAATATGTCAAACACTCCCATTATTATTCTATTAATGTGTTGTCCTGAAATGACCTGCTAATAAATTTCCTCTGTGAGTTTAGGAAAGTACTAACTAATGGCTCTGTTACTTCTGGCACTCCTATAAGCGTCATGCTGCCCTCTTGCATAGACTGCAAAGTCTCTAAGCTTGATTCATAAGCCTTGATTCTTAGCGTTGGTATATTCCTTGGATTTATCGTAAAATGCAAATGAAACAAAGATATATCGACCATGAATTTTATTATCATTCTAGCCCTTGTTGCGTCTGGTGCATCTTTGGCGAACTCTGCGGCCATGTCATATCTTGATGTCGTATATGCTCTAATTTGTGCCTCTGCGGTGTCTTCCGATTCTCCCCGAATTACATCCTGAGACTTGCCGCTTGATTCTGCGGCTGCTGTCATTATCTCGTCAACATGTAATATTGAAGCACTAATTGTGTAATCTTCTTTCTGTAAGTAAGCCATTTGATCGCCAATATACTAATTTATCTTTTAAAATTACGTTTGTAGGGCATAGAATAATCAAAAGTACTAAATCCCCTCTTAAATTCGTTGTATTCGTTAATAAAAGCCTTGCATATCAGGTAATCCATGTTATCACTAAAATGGTGGTGCTTCTCTACCTGTATTCCACTTTCTTTGTCTTTATGCTTCTCTTTAAACTTCGTACCATCACTGGCCATTTTACCAAACAGTAAGTCATTAATCAACTCGGTACATTTCTCATTTATCTCTATACTGATACCTTGCTCATTATCTCTGAATATAGCGTTAATGAAATTACCTCGCATAGATACGCTTGGTGCTTTCATTAATAGCATCACCTGTGGGTGCATAGGTCTTAATTCTTTTCTTATGATATTAAAATCGTTAGCCCCTAGCTCGCTTCTAGTATCCTCATGCCTTCCTGCTGGGTCGCCATAAACAAACAAACCTGCATCATGACTCCCATACCCTTGTAAGAATAGCTGACATGCTAAATCTGTCCTATTGTCTGGATCACGTGCTGCGATCAAATCTATACATGTTAGCTGCTTGCCCACAATTTGCCAAATGCTAATGGAAACATAAGGATGGACGTTAAAATCAAAACTAATATGTAGGGCAATATCTGGATTATACCTATTCCCCTTATAAGTGTGTATTGATTGCGAAAACTCCTGGTAAAATCTGCCAGTCACTACTTTTGTTCCCCATTTCCCTTGTGTGTACACTGTGTAATAATAAGGATTTGTTCTCTTTAAGTCTTCCAGCATTGCCC